TTACATGTTCGCGATGATCGCGTCGCCAAACTCTGAACATTTCAGCAGCTTAGCGCCTTCCATCAGACGCTCGAAGTCATAGGTCACGGTCTTGTTGTTGATAGCGCCTTCCATACCTTTCACGATAAGGTCAGCCGCTTCGAACCATTCCATATGACGCAGCAGTAGTTCATAGGAAACTGTATTGCTCGTTGATATAAAAAGATATTCTTTAAAAAATTTTAATTTAGCTCACCCTTTCATCGATATCTTAAGTCACTGATTTCTCGTAACCTCTTCTGTGTTTTGATAACCGTTTTTCGGCTCTTTCCAGACGTAGCAATGATGGTAAAAACCCTGTCGTTTTGTCCTCCAAAGGACGCGCGCGAGACCCACGATTTAGAAGAACGTAGGTCTATTTTTAACGTACTGTAACTACACTGTTTTTCCGCGTTCGCTTCGATCACTGTGTCGCTAATTGTCGTTATTTGTCTTTCCGGATCCGTTCGCGGCGGCCGGTCACGACACATTTACGACACAAAAGCGACACAGCCTTTTCCCTAATTAGCCCGGGCTACCGGCACATCAGCAAGGTGCGTCGTGTAGCACGGCGACAACATTTCCCTCCGCATCTGCCAGGACTGCGTTATCCCCTGACCGGCAAAATACAGCGTGCCCTTTCCGTCTTTCATGTTCAGCGTGTCCATTACTGACATCAGCGCGGCGCTGTTTGGCTTCGGTGCGTTATCGTCGAAAAGGTTAAGCTGCGCCACACCCTGGCTGAAGAAGTCGCCAAGCATCACGCCTGCTTTCTGGTACCGAAAACCGTCGCGCCAGATATGGTCGAGGCAGCGAACGGCGGCATTGATAATATCGCGGGTGTCCTGGGTGGGTGTAAGCAGCCGCTGGCCGACGCTATTCCCGTAAAAGGGATCGGCGGCATACGGTGAGGTTTTAATGAAGGTGGAAATGTAGCGGCAATACTGATGCTCACTGCGCAGTTTCTCCGCCGCGCGCGCCGCATACGAACAGACTGCCTCGCGCATACGCTGATAGTCGCTGACGCGCTCTCCGAACGAGCGGGAACAGATAATCTCTTGTTTTGCTGGCGCGAACTCTTCCAGCCCGAGGCAGCTTTCGCCGCGAAGCTCCCGCACCGTTCTTTCCAGCACCACGCTGAAGTGTTTGCGGATAAAACGAATATCGGTATCGCACAGATCAAGAGCAGTTTTAATGCCCATCGCTTCAAGTTTTTTGCTGATGCGCCGGCCAATGCCCCATACATCCTCGACAGGAACCAGCGCCATCAGCTTTCGCTGTCGTGTCTGGTTCGACAGGTCAACCACTCCACCGGTTTTGGTCCACTTCTTCGCCGCATGGTTCGCAAGTTTCGCCAGTGTCTTTGTCTGGGCAATTCCTACGCCGACAGTCAGCAGCGTATGCTGACGAATAGTGGCACGTATCTCCCGCCCGAACTCGTCCAGGTCTCGACAGTTTCTTACCCCGATCAGATCGCAGAAGGCCTCGTCGATGCTGTAAATTTCAACCCGGGGGCACATCGCCTCAAGCGTCGTCATCACCCGTTGCGACATATCGCCATAAAGAGCGTAGTTACTGCTGAACACCACAACGCCGTGCCGGCGAAACAGCTCACGCTGTTCGAAATACGGTGCGCCCCGCTTAATCCCTATAGCTTTCGCTTCGGCAGAAAGCGCGATAACACAGCCGTCGTTATTGCTCAGAACCACTACCGGCTTATGTCTCAGATCCGGGCGCCACGCTGTCTCACAGCTTGCATAGAAGCTGTTCACGTCCACCAGCGCAAACATCACAGCACCGGATTTTCATCAGTAAACGCGATGGCGCCGTTCACGAAAAACGTCACCACTCCCACAACATTCACATCTTTTAGCGCGTCGCCTTCAATGCTCTCGCCATCTTCAGTTATCAGCACACCGCCCATTATCACAGCGAACTGCAACTGACCGAGCGCGGCCACCAGCACGCGCGCGCCTTCCTTCGGCATCATATCGGGCTGAATGATTGCGTAGCCGGATGGCGTTTCTACAAGACATGAGCTGCGGTTAACGCCGCAAATTTCTTCTAATTTGAGTTTTGGTACTGCTGCGTGCATTGTTATCCTCCCCTGATAAAATACTGTTTATATTTACAGTAGTTTTAAAAGAGAGGAGGATCAAGCTATAGCAGCCTATTGATCCGCGCTCAAAGCCCCCTCAAGCTTTGTCTTTTTATGGGTATGATTACGTTTTGTTCCAATCTTTGATATGAGCATCTTCCCTACAGAAATGAAGGTTTTTTCTATAAGATGATGCACAAAGTAAGCGAGAAATAGCGACAGGATGACCAAATATATAACCTGAGAAAACCCTTTCTGATTATTGAATAGAGTAAAGACTTCAGGGTTTTTACGAAATATTTCAATCAAAATCGCATGTGTTAAATACAATGAATAAGACACGTCGCCTAAAAAGCTCAAAGGTTTAATGTCTCTTAAGTTGTTATTCATTTCAAATATTAGCGCCGACACAACCAAAGCAAAACACCACGCGCCCCAAAGAAGCGGGCCATGTCCGTACACCTGAACAGAGAGAATTACCAAGGACGAAATCAAGAAAAGAAATAATGAAAACAGGGTTAAAGTACGTTTAATTCTATCAGATAAGGTAATTGACTGAATAAACAAAATTAACTTATACGCAACAAGCCCGTAAATGAAATTGATAAATAGAGGTGAAGATAAGAAAGTTAATGGAGCGTGCCAAATAGTCCCGGTCGCAAAATTATTACTGTTGTATGCGAGAAGAGTTACCCCTCCTGTGTAGTAGTACTGAACGCCCAAGACAAAAAGCAGTATCAATCCGGAGCAGATAAGCCATCTGAATCTGTGAGACAGGACAAAAGAAAGCAGGAATAAAGCATAGAATGCTATTTCGTAGCTGAGTGTCCAGGCGGGTCCTAAGAGATTATATCCGAAAAAAGGTGATCCAGCATCATAGTTAGTGTTTAAAGGTATTGCAGATCGCAGCAGAAATGAAAACCCACCTTGATTGCTTATAAATAGATATGTCACAATCAAAGATACAAATAAAAGCGGATATATCCTGAAAAATCTTCTTAAGAGATATTTTAAGGGCATAAAGGATTCTTTTCTCTCAGTTGAATAACAGATGATAAAGCCACTAATGATAAAGAATAAATCTACTCCAAAAGCCCCGCTATTAAATAGCATATCCCCTAAATCTTTTTGCGCGTATACATCATTAAGCGTGGCCTTAAGATGATAAAAAACAACCATCAAAGCCGCTATGCCACGAAGATAATGTATACTTTTTACTTTCCCCAGAACCACAGTAAACACCATATGATAGTAAAAATCCCATACTATTACTTATATGGCTAACTTACAATTCTCAAAAGCTTCTTATTCATGGTGTTATAATAAAAATGAAACACTGTATATATTAACAGGTATATCAAGCATATCAGGGTTAAACTCGGCCTATGCTCTGGCTTTTGCTGTTGATTCAGCCTTAACTTGGCTGTAACATTCTAGCTTTATAAGAGGTAAGTTTTATGAGTACATTTGCAAAAGTAAGCCATTGGTTTATCAGGGCAATGGGTGTGACATGCCTGCTAATGCTAATAACAGGCATGTCTTCTGCGAAGGGCTTCGTTGGTATTGATGTTGCAATGATAGCTATCTGGTTGTGGGATGAGTATTCGCTATGGAAGCACAAGCAATAGCTATTTACTGGGGAATAAATCCTCAAGCTTGCTAATTCTGGCCTCCAGTTTCTGCCGTTCTCTTCGCTGATATGCAGCTTCTAACCACAGACACTGGTCTGAACGAATGCCCCAGCGGTTTCCCGCCGGTGTAACCAGCACTCTACCCTCAGGCTTTACAACCTCTGTCCAGGCTTCTTTCTTGACGATTAACTGCATTGATACATCCAAAATAGAAGAATACTCGGCAGGATGCTCAACCACCTCCTCAGGGATAATATCGTACTGGTCTTGCCATTCATCGTAACAGAGCAGGCCAAGGCGAGTCCCGTCGATTCCTTTGGAATCAAACGCATCTTTAATTTGTTGTGCAATAACGCCAAAATGCCAGCGCGCGTCAGCCTGCCCCTTTTCTTTAATAGAATTCAGCCACTGAAAAGCGATTATTGATACATCGCCCCACGCATCAAGTATTGCATCTTCGTCATTAGCCATGGTTTTCGATAGCTCTGACGCAGTGACTGGCTGTGATTTTTCGCGGCCGTCTGAAGTATTAATTGAGCCGGTGCCAGCAAAAACAGTGCTCCAGCGGTTTACGATATCACCTAACGGAGTAGAATTATCATTGCCAGGGGTTAGCGCTCGCTGGGATACTGCGGCAGGCTTAATCTGGAGACGCACCTCATTTCCGGATACAAATTTTAAGCCAGTGTCGCCTGTTGTACCTAAATAAGTCCCGTTTGCGTCAGTTGTCACGAAACCGTAAAAGTTACCAGTCGCTCCGCCGCGCCAGTTTATAGCATTCGTTAGTTGTGATGGATCTACGCCAAATCCTGCGGCACCATTCTGGAACATCTTGCCAAGATTGGGCGCATAATAGCCATAGCCATCCATCTGTCTGACATTTATAGCTACGTTCGCTCCCTGAGCCGCCTTTAAATGCTCAATATAAACTCCACTCTGTTCACCTATTACGCCAGTGCTTCCAAGCAGTACATCATTAATATACACACCTTTACGATTAAGTATCGTCCCGGTTCCATTATGTGAAGGGGATGAATAAAATCCCTGCATATTTTCCAGAGAGCCGCTCCCGGCGTAATTAATACGATCCTGAAAGCTGTAAGCGTGATTTTGAGCGTGGCCGCCAGTTATGATTAGCGTTGAATCAAAAGCTCCATACCCGCCATAATCAGAAGCCTGATTAATAACTGTCTTATCTGCGAAGGCGTGGCAGTTTGTAGGAGCGTTATCAATACGACGCGCAATGTTTATGGCATCTCTTAGCGAATCAGGTGACGGCCATGTAGCACCTGTTACGCCGACTGGCTGGTCGCCAACTATAAGATTTCCGTACGTGGTTGAGATGCGTAAACCGCCGGACATTATGTCGCCCCGCTTGTCTACTGCATCCGCAACTAAATCCACGCCACCAGGCGCAGCAAGATTTGCTCTTAAAGATGCATCTCCGACTGATACCCAGGACCCCTTTCCTACACCACCGGTATTTTGTGGCGTTGAACCATCTGGCACTTTTTTTGGAAACGCACCATCCCATCGATAATACTCACCATTGTTCGTGTCGCGCAAAACCTGATTCGGAAGCGTGATATTTGCGCCCGCCTGAAATGAATCCAGAGTGATATATCCGTATTGAGAGATAGCTTGCTTACTTATTTTTTCCTGTCCATATCGAGTGATACGCTGCCTGCCAAACCTGTCAGGCCAATATTCTTTTTGCATATCATTTTCGAAGTGATCCATGTTTTCGGCATTATCGAATAAATCGCGCGGATCAGAAGAACCAAGCGGATTACGTGTATTATAAGTGGTCATGCTTGCTCCGGACATAAAAAACCCGCCTTAGGCGGGTCGTGTTTTCCGTTAGTGTTAGACGGCGGCGCCAGGGTAGTTCGCGTCGTCAAACTGGTAAAAAAGCGGTGAATACTGAGCAGCTGTAAGCTGGCAGGTACCATCTGAAGAAGGATCAATGCTGCTGATAATTGCGTCATAACCAACACGCTTTGACGAGCAGAACACCAGCCGCAGCGGCTCAATGTAAGGACTATCCATGTCCCACTCATCCAAGCGAAGCGCGCTGCTCTCCGGTATCGTCAGGGTGAATTCATCCACCCGCTGAGGTATTAGCAGCACAGACGCGCTACCGTCCTGAAAGCGTAACACGCAACGCGGGTTTTCAAACGTCCAGTCAAGTGGCTCGCTGACTTTCAGTGTCACGGTTTCGCCGTCACGGCTCATATCCGTAATAAGACAGCTGATGGTCTCGCTGCCGGGAATGTCATCGGTCAGTACCAGACGGTCACCGAACTGATAACACAGCGCATCCAGTTCCGTGGCGGCGGAATGCGACAGGTGCTGATAGATGTATTTCATCAAACGACGCATGCCGATGCGCCACGCGCGGTCTGCGTCAATAACGCCGTCGAGTTTGTAATCCTCAATTTTACGTGGCGTGTCACTACCAAAGCGACACTGAACAGTTTCTTCCGCCCACGTCACCGAGCTGATAAAAGTCACATCGACTGCATCAAAATCATCTTCCGTGGGCGCCGTAAAAGCGGTCTGCATCGTATCTGTCGTTTCCTGCGGGCTTACCACCCCAGACCATGCTTTTATCCCTTCCCTTCCAACCGAAGCCAAGCCATCTGACAGTAGGAAATAGCCCATCCCCGCATTACAGATTTTTTTCAGAATATCGAGCGCGGAGGATCCAGACTCGCTGGCTGAGTAATCGAAAGTTTCACCGCGTGGCGTCCACCAGGCAGATTCGATCGCTGCGATACCATCACCATCAATCTGGTCCTCCCGCATGCCGATGCTTGTCAGCACATGCCAGATAGCGCCGCTGATGCTGCGCGACGGGAAATGCTCATAACGGCGCTTAGCCGTTATGCTTATCCGCCGATCAGATTGAGCAGCCAGACGTGAGCCGGTACGGATTGTCAGCGCAATGGTCGTAACGTCATCATAGCGGATTGGCCTGCTGGAAAGCCTTGCACGCAGCGCCTGCCAATAAACCTGATCGCGGGTGCTGCTGCCAGCAGGCGGTTCTGTGCGGCGCATGCGTACCTCATATTGTCCGCGTGCCACGTCAAGAACCTCCGTAAAGCCTATCTGATCCTCCGTTTTCCGGGTGTAGCTGAACGCCTTTTCCTGCCAGTCCTCTTGGCTGCCCGCGGGACGGTATTGAACGACCACAACCACGGTCTTGTTTCTCTTTTTTCCTTTGTCGTTGTACTTCACCAGACCATTCTGGAAGTTAAGATTAATTTCCAGCCGATCGGTGGTTTCCCCGTCCGGGCAGGAGAGAAACGGGCCTATCCAGTCGTATTTATCGTTTACGCCAGTGACTGACGCATCCAGCAAGGTGCGGCTGACAAATCCAGGCCAGGTAGCATCTACACTGGTTATGTTATTACCAGAGACTGCCACACGAGCCACTGTAATTGTCAGCCCATCGATAGCTGTAATCTGATACTGGTAATTCGCCGGCGAGAGGCTGAACCTTTGCTGTCCGTCCGGCAAGCCAGCAAATTTCCCGCCGCCGCTGGCATAGGAAAGCCGGATATTAGCCATACGGCCAGCAGCGCCCCCGGTGGATGCCACACCTGTTACAGAAGATGGTGCACTTCCGAATACCGCCACCGGCAGCGTACTGTAAGTAATGACACCGCCTGCAAACGGGCTGGATTCTTCACTGATGATAATGCGGCCTGACCTGTCATTTGCTACAAGCCCGGAGCCGGTTAGCTGGCTGGTAATTGCCGCCACCAGCCCGCTCATGTTGACATAGTTCGCCGTCAGCGAAACGGGCCAGGTGCGCCCCTTCCACGTAAAGGAAAATGTCTGCGGTGACGTGCTGAAATTATAGGTCTGCGGCGCCGCGCTGGCGGTAACCGACGCGGTACTGCCTCCGACACCCGGAACTGGTGCTATAGCGGGCTGATAGGAATCAACCACCAAATCGAACTGATCGTTGTTGATGCCGAGCGTTACCGGCATGCCAGCTACCGGCGCGATTTCTGATACGGAACCAGATATAACGCTGTAACCTTCGATTGTGGTCACGGTGTAGGTATCAGGCGCCTCGATATCAATGAGCGTGCCGGTAACCCAACCAAGTGGGATTTCCGTTTCGCTGTCATCGTCATTATCAGGCGAAGAGCCAATCAGCGTCACGGTACCGCCAGATACCAGCACGGCGTCAGCTGTGATACTTGCCGTTTCAGGCCCGCTGGAGCCAAGGTCAAGTCCTGCCGTTCCGGATCCAGTATTGCCCACCTCCGTTGAGTTGTACCAGTTTTCGGAGCGCGGGTCGGCCGACACATCCGCGCCCGGTTGATAGATGGTATAGGTAACATCTTCACCAAAGCTGAGGACGGGCGTGGCGCCGATGCGGATATCATCCATGCTGATGTCGTCAAACTCCCCAACACCAACGCAGAGAAACATGGTGGTTATCATGTCACGCTCGTTACTGAACCGGCTCACCGGCTGCACGACATAATCCGGATAAATGCGGTACAGGCCAAACACCTCGCGAATAGGGTCGCCCAGGCGCGCCGTATTGGCTTTGGCCGGATCGAGGGAAATCTGATCACCCTGCCCTGCAGCACTGAAGCCTCCTTTATCCATCGTGGACATCATGTAAATCGAATAAGCTGCAGATGCCACCGCCACCGCCACGGCAGACCAAGCAACCCAGGCGGGAACCGCCGGCCCGTAGGGGACAGGATAAATCCGGACGTCACTGTCAGCATGTAACTGACATTGCGGCCACGACTTCGGCGGCACCGGTGTGCCATTAACCTCAACAGCTATCGGGTGCTGAGGTCTGTTTTGTGCGTAGCATGCGACGTTTTCCATTAGCCACTGGTGAAGCGTAATAGCGCCGTTTTTGTGCGTTTCCAGCGGCTCACCCGGAAGTCGTGAAGGGAAAATTCGGATTGTCACTCGTAATACTCCACTTTCGAGTAAAGCCGCTCAAAGCGTGCGAGCGGCAGCACAGTCACATTGCGATGGGGATTCGACTCCATTACCTGAAGCATGCTGTCAAGACTAATCACAACACCCAAGTGATCGATAACGCCACCGGAATAACACGCGGCAACAGCCCCCTCTTTCGCCTCTGTCCGGCGAACAGTCCGGCTGAAATCAGCACAGAGACGTGCCATTGTATCCCCCTCTCGGATCACCCCCTCGAAAACGGGCCACCCTGGCAAACCAAGGTCTTTTCGTACCTCATGCACGACCCCGTAGCAGTCGAGAACGGGGTAGACGCGGCCTCCCATCTGCCAGATGACAGAACGGTATTTATCGATATCAAGCATAAGAACCTCAGAGGTAACGCAGACCTGGATAAGCAGGGAGGGTGTAACGGTAGCGCGGCCAGGCAAGGTCCAGCACGTTCATATAACCCGCCGTAATCTGCACTTCGGTTGCTGTCCAGTATCCGGACTTAATCGATAGTGTGTACGGGCGGCCTACCGGCGCGCTCAGGCTTGTCGAGATGTAAAGCCGGTAGGTCAGCGTGGCGCCGGAAAGATTCTGAAGCGCATCCCGGATAGCTCCGGAAACCGTGCCGGTGACATTGCTTATAGCGAATTTAAGATCCTGCGTGCCATCGTCATTGCGTGCCGGCAGCGCGATATCTATTCCACAGGCGACGAACGTTACCAGTTCTCCACCCTCAGTAGTTGCGGTTATATCGTCCCATCCACGGGTGAGGTAATACAGCTTGTCACCGATGTTAATCTGCAGCGTCTCAATGAGCACCTCATTCCCGCCCGAGGCATAAAGCCGGTTTAGTACTGTCATACTTCAGGCCACTCCCTGTTTAATGCCAGATCGATTATGTCCGAACCGGTGATAAAGCTAAGGAAATTGCCCCAGCCAGGCGGAAGTAACGGACGTTCACTCAGCTCGAGCCGAGCCGAATAGCGCCAGAAATTGCCACCCTCCAGATCCGGGCCTTCATAGATATCCGTGAACCGGCACACCTTCGGCGATTCACCGCCAGGCGTTCGCAGGTTCATATTAAACCAGGCCGCGCCATCCATAAGCGCATCGCGAAACCAGGCTTCGAACGCCTGCGCCTGCTTGTCAGTCAGCAACCATGACACGTTCGCAACAGTCGGCGTTGAGATGTAGCGTCGGCGCTGCTTGGCACGCCCGCTTGCCATTTCTGTACGTACCAGCGGGCTGACAGGTCGCAGGCCATAGCCTTCCTGCAGAGGAACTGGAAGTTCATTATGCGGATAGTTAATAGTGGTGGTGATAGCCATCAGCGTTTCTTCCTCCCAACCGTCCAGGCACTGTTAAGCGCTTTGGAAGCTTTTCCGGTGCCCGCAGCCAGATCGTTGGTTGTCATCTGATAACCCAGACTGGCACCGCGCGTTACTGCGCTTTCAATAAGCGCTAGGGTGCGCTGATCAGGATCGCCATGCACTTCAACGGGAATGGTGATGTTCGAAACCTGACCACCAATGGATTGCTTGCCCACTCGATCAAGGGTTGCATCAAGTTTCGCGCTGGTCCTGGCTGTAGTGACACGCTCCCCCTTCTGCAGCAACCATGTACCCGTTTCCGGTACTGAATCGATGCCGTCATGCGCTTGGCCTTTAAGCGCGGTGCTGACGCCAATCATCAGCACACCTGCCGCCGCAGCTGCGGCTGTTGCCTGCGCTGGCGCAACGGCCGGGCCAACGTAGGGAACTCCTATCCATTGCGTGAAGGCGTTCAGCGCTGCCATTGCAACCTGAGCAGCGGCATATTGAAGCAGTGCTGTACCCATTGACTGAATAAAAGTGGCCGCAAAGTCTTTCACGTTCATTTTGCCAGTCTCGGCCCATTCAACAATCATGTCCGTGAGGCTGCTGAATGCCTGCGCGCCGACCTGCTGCATGCTGCTGTACAGGTCCATAGAAGCTTCAATTTGCGTAGCCAGACCCGATACAAATCCGGCCGTGCCATCGTTTCGCAACTGGTCTAACTTGGCGTAATAGTCCTCCTGAATTTTCAGACGTTCTTCCAGCGCATCGTTTAACGCGGAAGTCTCTTTTTCGTAGAGATACTGGGTAATGTCACCCGCCTGGTATTGCTTTTGCAAATCGCTTTGTCGCGACAGGAAATCAGCCTGTAGCTGCAGGCGTTCTTTCATGCGCCCGCGTTCCTGCTCTCCAAGCCAACCGCCAGAAACATCGATATCGAGAGAAGATTTCGCGTTCTGGTTAGAAGACTGCAGGCCAGACACGTACTCGGCAAGCTTCTGGTTTTCCTCATTCGCCTTGCGGACACCATTAAGGCGGTCGATTTCAGTCGCCAGTTGCTCAAGTCGGGTTTTCTGCGCGGCGTTAAGACCCGCGAGCTTGCCATCGGCGATGTCGAACTGGAGCTTTTGAAGTTCAGTCACTTCAACGGTTTTCTTACCCGTAATGTCGATTAGCGCAATCTGGCGCTGGTAAGCCATCTCAGCGGATTTGAAAGCATTCTCAAGCTTTTTAGCTGCATTATCCGTTGTCGGCTTGCCGTTAGTTTCACCGGCACCGAGCTTAAATCCAGTACTGGATGTGCTACTTACGGCTGCAGTGTTGACAGGCAGGCTAGTCTTGAAATCTTTAACATCTGCAAGTCTTTCACGTAATTCAATAAGCTCTTTTCGGCGAGAGTCCGTATCCATCCCGATCCGATTTATATCCGCAAGAACGCCCTTATCGTTCAGATCCGCTTCCAGGTTCTTTATTCGACGCTCTATTTCAATGCGCGAAGCATTCGCGGCGACCTGTTGACCGCCCTGGAAGTTTTCAATCAGGCGACCCAGCTCTGATGCCGCCTTACCAAGCCATCCAACAAGAGAAGCAACGCCACCCACAATGTCAGATAAACCCTGTAAAACTGCCGGGTCGGTAAAAGTTGTTTTAAGATCATCCAGACCGTGCTGGAGTGGTGACAGGTCAACCTTCGCCAGACCTGCAGCAATCTCCATTTTCAGACCTTTTGCCTGCGCCTCTAGATCCTGAAATATCTGATTCGCCTTCAGAAGGTCATCAATAGATTCCTGATCCGGAGCAACACCATAGTCTTTCGCCAGTTGAATAAACTGCGTTAGTTTCTGGTTATTGTTATCAAAGAGAGGCAATAGCTTGGAAAGGTCGTTGCCCAGACTTTCCAGAATATTGATCTTTTCAGCATTGGTGTTAATTTTCCCAAGGGCTTCCCCAATAGCTAGAAGTTGCTTATCTGGTGTGACTTTAGAGAGCTTCTCGGCAGAAAGCCCCAGGGCATTTAGCGCATCGACCGCTTCACCCGATTTATTCAGAACTGCGTCACCGATTTTATCGCCAATGTCCTTGAAGATATCAGCTATCTGATCGCCTGATACACCGGCCTTTTCAGCGGCAAATTGCCATGCCATCAGTTCCTGAGTGGATACGCGCAGCGACTTCGCCCACCTGTCTGTTTCAGTGATTTGTTCAGAAGTGGATTTGAGTAAGGCAATGCCGGCCGATGATACGGCAACTGCAGCGCCCGCTGCGGCGGTTCCTATGGTGGCAATGGCAGAGCCAGCCGCTTTCACATCTGACTGAACCTTTTTTCGCCACTTTTCAGACGAGCGCTCTGCTTTATCCATGCCAGCAACAAAACCACCTACCCTGGCGATCAGGTCTATCGTCAGGGTTCCAAGGGATTTACCGGCCATATAATCTCCATAAAAAACCGCCAAGCGGATATTTTTATAATCAGGTCTGATGCGATATTTGGTACCGCCTGGCCATTAACTCCATGACTTCATGGCTTCTTCGAGAGAAACGGGCGGCTCTTCGATATGGGGAGCAAAATCGCTTATGCGGAAAGAAGGGGTGTCTTTCCCTTTATTGACGTTGGCTATAACAGACGCTACAAGTGCGGCCCCCCATTCGGTACGCATTACGGGATTCAGGCTTCCATATTTGATACGGTATCTGACCCAGAGCTGGTACTCCCGGAAACTGAGGGCTTCCTGTGCTTCCGCGATGGTTCTGCCGCCAATTCCGTTGAGGACGAGCTCGCACCAGATTTCATCTTCAGCACTGAGTTCGTCTTTCCCAGTTCGTTGACCTCCTGGATAGCCACCAGAAGCGCTACAGTAAGCGAGCCATCCAGCGCGCCGCGCTCAGGATCCGCCTCGCCGGTAATATCTTTAGCGGTAAACACAGGATTACCTTGTTCATCACAGATTGCAGCGGCAATGTAACCTGCCACACCGTCAATTTTACCGGCACTGGCTTGAATGCCCTGCGTCGCGGCATGGTATCCAGCAGGGCGAATGTAGACCGTTGCCGTAAGCTCCGTGTCCCCCTGCTTCCAGGTAATTTCTTTTTCTACTGGCCGGCCGGTAAACGCGCCCGCTTTTTTCAGGTTATCGAGAGTAAGCTGCATACCAGTCTTTCCTTTCATCAATAAAATAACGCGGGGCCGCTAACCCCGCGCTGGTTAACTGCCCGCCTGTACTTTCGGGACCCAGACAGCCGGTCCGGAACGCTGGACAGAAGCAGAGGTAGCCACGACAGCATTTGCCGCGAAATCAAACGGGAAGTCCGTTACCTTGCCTTGGAAAACAAACCAGGTGCGGTCCTCGGGAAGTGAAAGACCCTCCACTGCTTCCGGATCAGAACCTGTAGCAACAGAGGGAACTGATTCGCCGTCTGACCAGCCAACGGCCCAGGTAATATCTTCCTGGTCATCAGATTCAGACATACGATGCAGCATAAGGTGGCTGGCATTTGCCGGATCTGCGTTGAGGGTAATGGTTGCCGCGCCTGGCGTGCGCAAACCTTTTTTATAGCGCCGCGTGCTGCGTTCACTCAGGCAGGTGTCTTCAATCTGATCGGCAGGGTTCCCGCCCGGGTTAAACGCGGTGATGCACTCCACTTCGCTTACGGCACCATTTGCCAAAACGAAGAGCTGCGTGCCTTGTGTCACTACAGACATAATTATCTCCGGATATAAAAAAACCGGCTCAGGGCCGGTGTTTGTGGGTTATCGCCTGACTATCCAGTCAACATCGAAGGAGAAGCGGTAACGCCTGGTTTCGGGGTCTTTCTCCTGCCCGCCCCAGCGCGTGATATAGGCATGCGGTTCAATGGCATCCCGCAGCGCGGCGGCCACGGCGATCACCTCATCCACCGTGTCGGCGTAGGCATCCACCTGCAGGGTGAACGAGTCGACATCGGGCCTTTGCTTGAGGTAATTCTCCGGCGAACCGCTGACGTTCTGCCAGACCACGTAGGGGTAAACAACAGCATCATCCTGCAGGCCGAAGGGATAAAGGCGCACAGGGTCCGTTCCCAGTAACGCCGTTACCGCCGGGCTGGCTGCGCAGACGGAAAAGATGGGCGCGATCATGGTGGCACTCCTTTCTTCTGCGCGCGCTTAATGGCTCGGTCGATGGCCTTTTCATATTCAGTGGCGAAAGTGTTTACCACCTCGTTAATACTGCTTTCCGCCGCCGGGCGCATGAAAGGCTGGGCGCGCATTTTCTCGGTACCGAACTCCAAAAAACGCCAGTACCAAGTATTCCCGCCGGGATTTTTTGAACTACCAGGGGTAAAGTACAGTCTGCCCGCACGACCTTTCCGCCTATTTTCACGTGAGTCAGCATACGAAATAGCCCCACCCAAAACGCCAATCCTGAATGCCAGGTTGCCAGTTCTTCGAAATGTGACATTGCTCCATCTGGCAACAATGTTTTTACTTATCGATTCCTTGGTAAGCGGATCATCCACACTAGCTGCATTCTCCTGGGCTTTTGTGACAATGACATTTGCGGCTTTGCGAAGCGCCGCCCTCCCGCCGCGGCGCCGCAGGTCGTCACTGATGCTGTCCAGCTTACCCAGCAGCGAATCGAGCCCGGCAATGCTTAAATCAATGCCATCAGCCATCGTTCACCCCCCGGGAGCATGGCAGCGTCAGATATTCGCGCCCGCTTTTGTCGTCCTCCAGCACGCCCTGAATGTCGTAAACGCGCCCACGGTAAAGAATGCGGTGCTTATCCGTGACATCATCACGCCAGCGGATGGTGATCCGCGTCGTTACCTCATTCTGACCTGCCTTTGCGGCCACAAAATCCCGCGCGGAAAGGTCAGTAACGTTAGCCCACAGTTCGGCCACATCAGCCCAGCCATTAACGACGGCGCCGGTGCCCGGGCTCTGCGTCTTAACCGGCTTCTGTAGTGTGATGCGCTTGTTGAGCTTTCCGGCCTGCATACTCACCCCCTGGGCTTGCCGCTAAGGTAAGTGTGCTGGGGAAGTTCAGCTTCACTCTCTTCCACTACCATTGACTGGTAGATCACCGCCGTCAGAGCCTCGTTTGACTCCGCCAGTCGGTTCATCGCTGCTGTCTGGGCTGCCATTGCTGCCAGCAGCTGGTTTACCTGTTGCTCGTTCATAGGCGATTTTCATCCATTTTTTCAGCCACTCTCGCCGGGCGGCGCAACCATTACATGCCATGCTGCCCCCTATACGCCATAAATCCGATACGGCTGAAGAAGCGCTTCGGTGGAGAAAGCCAGCGCGGACGTTGTGCTGCCAACACTGACCGTCTCGCGGTTTTCATACCAATGCCCGATAAGCATCAGCATGGCCATTTCAATATCTTCGCCATAAAGCAGTGCGTCAGGGTCAAGCGGGTACAGTGGATCAGCTGCATTTTCGTAAAGCCGGCGGCGGGTCCAGTTCTGAACGTACAGGACCGCCCCTTTGATGCTGGTTTCAATCCAGGCATCTTCTTCGGTGCTATTGGCATCGATCCGGCAGTGTGTTTTAACCTGCTCTTTGGTCAGCATGCCCGCTCCTTATTTGGCCTTGCCATTCCCTTTCGGCTTTTGCTCTTTGTCAGGATCCGGCTTCTTCTCACCAGTCTCCTGAGCGTAGCCGCTGGCCAGAAGATCGCGGCCGTGTTGCTCCAGCGTCTCGAACTCGGAGCCTTCGGTCAGCACGTTGCCTTCAAAGTAGATAGGCTTGATAGCGATCAGCTTCATGGCTGCCTCCTGTAAGGAAAAGAAAAGCGGCCCGCAGGCCGCCGTTAAAGGTTACGCGCCGCCACCAGCAGGTGCGGTAAAGGAACCGTAGATAAACGCTTCCGGACGTTTCACGGCCAGCGCCAGGCGCTCTTCGCAGCGAATCGAGATCATATTTTTCTCGAAGTCGTCGGCGTTCTCGGTGGAGATTACAACGTTGGCATCTTCACGATCGAACAGCTGCGCCGCGGCGTTAAACGCACCGGTCAGGAACTTGCCCTGGAATGCCGCTGCCTCGGTCGCGACCACCGGCAGACCCCAGAGGGTCGGGCCAGTCAGCGCCGCCGGGTTCGCCAGGATGTAGCGTCCCAGGGTGTCTTTGGTGAGTTCAATCTTCGCCCAGTCGATGAAGTGCAGCACGTGGCCGGAAGCCGGGAAGCGAGCCAGCTGCGCCTGAAGCATTGCGAGGCGCAGATCATCAATACCGTTCTGCTGCTCAACGGTGAAAGCAGCAGCGAAAGCGGAGGCCTGCGGCACGATACCTTTCAGATGCGCGCCGGTACCATCACCGAACAGGATCTCCTGTTCTTCCACGTACTTCAGACCGTAACGCATTTCTGCGTCAATCGTGGACTGCAGCTGCGCGAAGTCGTCCAGGATTTGCTTGGACGCTTTGAACATGTGCGCGATGGTGGTGACTGGCGTGATCTGCGTGGCGAACTGGATATCGCTGTACGGCTTGGCGGTACCTTCCGGCACGACTTTCGCCGCATTGGTGAATCCGGTCTGCTGCACCCAGAAGATAGCCGGTGCGGAGGTACGGCCGGGCGCAATCAGGTCGCGAATGAACAGGCGCTGTTTCGGGGCGGTGTCGATGCCCGGCAGGCGCTGCGGCTCCACCACACCGGTTGCCACGTCAGTTGAAATCAGCGCAGCGTTCACCGGCACGCTGACGCGCTTACCACCTTCAACACTTGCCGCAAATGCTTTCAGTGCTTCGCTGTTGATGACGGTCTGGCCGACGGTTTCCACCACTTTTGCGGCGTTTGCCAGCGGCATCTGGGCGACCTGCTGCTCGAGCTCACCGAGCGCCGCCTTAAGCGTCTTTTCCGCCTCTTTCAGAGCGTTGAATTCCGACGCCATTTTGTCGACAGTTTCTTTGGTTTCCTCCGACAATTTGCCGGTTTTCTGGGCTTCTTTCAGCGCCTCTTCTGCTTTTGCGTTGAATTTGCCGGTCGCTTCTTCAATGCTGGCGCTAACCTTTTTCAGAATATCGTTTACTTCAGACATAACATCTCCGTATTTACTGGGCAGCCGCTGTCAATCCGCGCAGCGCGGCTTCCAGACGGTCAATGGTTTCTTTTTCGATGGTGGCAGCGCTCGGCGTACCGTCAGGACTGGCAGCAGCGCCCGGCGTGCTGCCTGATAAGGCTTTAAGAAGTTTTCGCCGTTCAGATCGTGGCGTGTTGGCTTTTGCCAGCAGCGCATCGAGCTTACGGATCGCCGCTGCGGGGCTTTCATCGTCGTCAGCGATTTCGTCGGCAGAAAGCAGGCTGTCAGCGAAACCCTTCTCCACGGCTTCGCTGCCGCCGATATAGGTTTCACCGTCCATCATTTTGTCGATGGTTGTAGAGTCGAGGCCGCTGCGCGCCTGGTAGATATCGCTCATCGCTTTATCAAACGGCGCCATGTCAGCGGCAATCTGCGCCAGATCGTGACGGTTGCCCATCGCATAAACCCAGCAGTTATGGATCATCAGGAAAGCGCCGCGGCCAATCTGCACGTCGTCACCCGCCATTGCGATAATCGATGCGGCCGACGCCGCCAGACCCAATACCTTTACAGTGACTTTGCCTTCGTACTCGCGCAGCAGGTTATAAATCGCCAGGCCTTCGAACATATCGCCGCCCGGGCTGTTGATGTTGACCGTGACGTCAGCGCCGTTAAGCGAACGAAGCGCCCCGGCGATGCGGCTGGCGGTCACACCGTCGCCCCAGTAGTCCGCGCCGATCACGTCAAAGATTGAAATGCTGTTGTCACCGTCACGGGCGGCACGGATGCCGCCGTTCCAGCGCTCCATTGCCGCTGCCGGCAGGTCCGGTTTTTCGCGCGCAAAAGGTCGCCCCTCCGGCGCCGCCGGAAGGCTTTTAATCGTCATGGATGCTCCTACGCCGCCTGTTTAAGCGGTGACTGTTCGAAGGGAATATCGGGGAATATGTGATTGTGAAGCTGGCGCAGCGTCTCTGCCTTCGCTGCCAGGTTGTTCTGCTTCAGGTCTTCCAGCGGCGTCAGGTTGAGCTGCACGGTATAAATATCACCACCGTCGATAGGTGGCATATTCTCCAGGCGGCGCACATCGTTACGCGACATCCAGCCGTTCTGCAGCGCACTTGTGTAGTATGCTGCCCGGCCTGCGCTGTCCGCACGCAACAGGCCTTCTATTGAGAACTCAGCAAAAAGGTCTTCTTCACCATTCAGCAGACAGCGAGCGATTTCCTGCTCAATATTCACCAGTAACGGACGCAGCGTGTGGGTCAGGAACTGGAGGTTCATGCCTTCAAGGCTGGATGCCCAGCTGCTTTGTTTTGAGGTGTGCCCTACCATAAACGGCGCCACACGGAACCAGCGGCAGATTTCCTCAATTCCAAAAGAGCGCGTTTCCAGCATCTGCGCCGCTTCAGGATTCATGGTAATGTTCTGGTAGCTTAGGTCCGCTTCGAGAACCATCACTTTCCCGGCGTTTTTCGATCCGGCAAATGCGCTCAGGTTTTTGCGTAAGCGCTCGCGCTGCTCTTTCGTCAGGGTGTTTTTGGAAGCAAAGTAACCGGAGCTCTGCAGGCCATTTTCAAAAATTTTTGCTGCAGACTCTTCAACCGCCATCGCGGCACCGAAGACATCACGCCCGGTGTACATGGGCATCATTCCGCAGACGCCATCCAGACCGAAGCCGCGGATATGCATCAGGTCTTTCTCGGGAATAACGCGCTTCCTGCCGTCCTCGGTATAGGTGTATTCAAGGCGCCCCGTCTCCAGACGTTTCACCACCATGCACTGCGGAAGCAGCGGCACCAGCGACACCAGCTTGTTGCCGATATACCGCTTTTCCACATAGGCGTTGCCGCGCAGGCATATGCTTGCCACCAGCATCAGCATAAAGCGCGACGGGGTCATTTCGAGATTCGGGCGGCGGCAAAGCAACTGGTAAACCGGGTGTTTCTGCGCCAGCTTGCGCGAACCGTCCGCCTGCCGCTCGTAAATCTTCAGCGGCAGCGTGGAAACCGACTCGCTCAGCAGCCTGACACATGCCCATACGGCAGAAAGCTGAATCGCCTTGTCCGCTGTCACTACTTTGCCGCTGCTGCTTGTGCCAAACCAGTCCTGCCAGAACTCGCCAGTCGTCAGGCTAATCGGCACCCCAAGCCAGTTGAGCAGCGCGCTCTTTACCCGGCCAGGATGTTTGTTTGCTTCCATCAGATACCTACCATGATCGGGTCGTCAAAAAAGTCATCAGGATCGCCGGTTTCAACCAGAACGGCATCTTCTGCCGCGCCGATTGCCATGGCGGACGCCACCACGCCATCAATGCGGCCGGTGCTTTTCTTCTTGGCAAAGATACGGTTGTCTTTCTGATCGGCTTCAAGCACCGCCGAGGCGGCATTCCAGCGAAGACAGGGATTAAGACGAATAACCAGCTCTCCGCTGTTAAGGTGCTCTTCAAAAAGCTCAATGGAACGCGGCATCCACAGACCTGATTCCTGCGCCTTGTAAAAGCCCTGACCGTGCGGCACCAGTTCCACGCTTACCGACTCGTTTTCAAGCTCAGGCTCAAGGTATTTGATGCGGTACTGGTCGAAGGCAATGCATTTAATGTTGTACTTCGCCGCCAGTTCGCCGATGCGGGATGCCACAAAACCGTAATTCACTGCCTTGCCCGGCGGTGCATGGATATAACCGTTACGCAACCAGGCGTCATACGGCACATGGTCGGTCTTTGCACGCTCCAGCAGCGTGTCTTTTGGCGTCCAGAACTCGACCAGCAGCCGTTTCAGCCGGGGGAAATAGAGCGCCAGCGCCGTCAGGTCCCGCGAACCGGAAAGATCGAGGCCGCCGTAGCATTCCTCGCCGTTCAGCTCATCGGGGTCGAATTCCTGTTCGCAGCTCATCCAGGTGTTACTGTCCACCCACGGATCGGCAGCTTCCACCCACTGGCAGAAGTTAAGGCGCCGCACAATGCTCTCTTTCGATGGCATGCCCCGCGCCTGGGTAACCTGCTCGCGCAGGTACTTTTCAGTAAAGGTATGGCCCAGCGACGGGTTAGCTTTCCCCCAGCAGGACTCATCTTTAAACGGGTCGTCGCCCTCATCCAGCGAACAGATGAAGCTGAAAAAGCTGTCATCTTCCAGGTCACCGGCAGCAACCTTGCGTCCGTACTCGTGATACTCGTAGCAGACGCTGGTTTTATCGTGACCGCTGTTTGTGATGAGGAACATCAGCGCCTGCCGGCGGCCTTTCGTGCCGGCGCGCATCATCTCAACGACCGCGTTCGTCTTGTGCTCATGAACCTCATCAATCAGCGCGCCATGAGGACGTGGGCCAGACTGTCCGTCATCAGAGCTGATGGGTTTGAAGAAAGAGCCGGTCTGCAGGAATGCCAGGTTCCAGACGTTCAGCCCGGTACCGGATTTGGTGATACGCTGCGCCAGCGCCGGAGACTGGTCTACCATCGTCACCGCGTCGCGGAAAAGAATCATTGCCTGGTCTTTTTTCGTGGCCGCCGCGTAAACCTCAGCGCGGGGCTCTTTGTCGGCCATCAGCAGATAAAGCCCCACCCCGCCCGCCAGCGGCGACTTACCGGAGCCCTTACCGGATTCGATATAGCTCATGCGAAAACGGCGGGTGCCATCTGCGCTTTTCCAGCCAAACAGCGAACCAACAATGAAGCACTGCCAGGGAAGAAGAATAAATGGCTGCCCTTCATGCTCGCCGCCATTGAGCTTCAACACCTGGGCAAAGAAATTGATTACCCTGTTTACCGCTTCCACATCCCAGAACAGACCGCGCGCTGGCCCTTGTTCCAGATCCCTGAGGTGACGCACACAGGCATTACGAATATCCGGCCCCGCCAGCACCTTTCCCGCTGTAACGTCCATCGCATACTGCGTGGCGGGATCAGCCGAAGTACTGGTTGAGCGGGTCTTCTTCTTTTTCTCCACCATCAACATTTACCTTTGACCGGGCCGCCGGTGTTAAGCCGAACTCGACCAGGTAACTTTTGAACCGGCGATCGGCATCCGCCAGCATGGCAACTGCCGGGTTCGCCTTGATCAGAAAATCGCCCATCTGCGTTTTGGTCGTATAGGTGCGCCCCTCGATATCCACTATCTGGCGCAGCTGCAGAATTTCCGCGTACAAATCGCAGAGCCGTTCAAGCGCCAGAGAATCGGCAACCGTGAGCACCCCCATACCGTCCAGCAGAACGGTGAGCTTGCCCCAGGCTGTTTTTCCCCAGTCCGTCAGATGTGATGGCGGGCTTGGTATCTCCCGGGCGGGCTTCGGCTCTTTTTTATTGAGCGCGCGCTTGCCGGGATTACCTGTAACAACTTTCAGATGGGTCGGTTTTGGGCGCCTTCCCGCCATAAAAACCTCCCAGAAAAAAACTTTTCATTTCGCGGTTGTGCACAAAAAGCAGGGCGGGCGGTCACGAGCATGACGTGCCCGAAAGTTTTCACCCGCCCCTCCCTCCTGAGCCGTTAAATTTTCGCACCTTTTTGGTGCTATTTAATGCAAATGAGAATGGTTATAGATTCAGCCAATGAGACGACGGATCAAGCGGCATGCCGTTCTCGTCGCAGCCAATTACATGGCCTCGCTTCTCGATGCGCTGCTTGGTCGAATCGTGATGCTGTTTACATAGCGGCTGCCAGTTGGCTTTATCCCAGAAGAGCTTTTGCGCTTTCGCTATCTCCTGCGGGTTGCCGCCGTTGAGCGCCTCTTTAAGTTTGTGCGGCTTAATGTGGTCAACGACGGTCGCCGGAACGGCCCGGCCCTGCCTGTGGCACATAACACAGAGCGGGTTAGCACGGAGGAATGTCAGCCTGGCTTTATCCCAGCGGCTGCCATAGATGCGCGGCTCTTTCATATTCACTCCCCAGGCTCACGACTGAAAGACTCTCTTTGATGCGCGTGCGATGCGCTATATAAAAGCACCGCTAACGTGATGCCCGGATGATTAAGAAATTAATTTATCAATTTGTGCCGTTGACGAATTCGTCAATATTTTCAATCAGTTAAAATTGAGGCACTACTATCTTCGAGGTTATTCTCTCTTTTAAAAAACTGGAGGTTTTTATGTTGCTATCAGATATTCAACTGCTCTCTGCTATAGCCGGACTATTGGGTTCACTTCTTTCAGCACTCAGCACATTTGGGTATGAGCCCTACCCTCTCGCTGAATGTGCTAATGATAGTGAGATTGTCGGGATAGACAGGAGAAATAAGCGACGCAAGATAGGTCAGGTTTCAGGTCTCATTTTGATAGCCTTTAGCTTCCTATTACAGATAGTTGCAGTGCTTTAATCCGTTTAGGCATGGATGCCATTATCAAGCCCACCAGCAGATGAGCTTTGTAATGCTTTAACAGACGGCGATTAACGAACGTCAATATCAGGGATGATCACCGATGGTTTGAAGGTGACGCGGTAATGGTTAACGCTGGCGTTCGTGCCGCTCAGGTCTTCCATAAACCAGGTCACGTTATCCGACAGGCCCAGCATGTGCTTTTTGTAAGTGTCCGGCCCGGTCTTGCAGATAACGCCCAGCGTTCGCTCGGTGCTGGTATTGTCCTTTGAGCAAAGCCCGGTAATTTCCAGCATGAACTCGCCGGTAATCCCGTTATAAAAAACAAAGCGCCGTTGCGCCTCGAAGTTATCAGCGGCCTTGCTTACGTTGCGGCTGGCTACATCGGCATCATTAATATCGCAGGCAGCAAGCGCCAGCACCGCAAGGCAAAGAAGCGTCTTTCTCATCACGTTTTACCAGAGTAATTGATTGTCTCGTTGCTCAGAGGTGAGCAGTGGGCCGGAGTCGCGGCGCTTCACAGCGTGGCTAACCGTGTTGTTGTGCAGCGGAGAGAACATCATTAGGCGCTCTGCTGTGAAAGCGCCTTGTGATGGTCACAAAAAACCGCCCGGAGGCGGCTTCTGTTCATTCTGGCTCTTTATCACCAGATTCTGGTGCTGAGCCAGGATCATCTTTTTTGGTTGTTTCTGACTGCTCCGGCTTATCGTCATCTACATTGTCCGGGATGGGGCTAAAGTCAGGATGGTCACCATTAACTGGACGGTCAGTCATATGAACCTCTCTTTTCACTTAAAGGATCTTAAGTCTAGTCAATTCAGGAGCCATGCCCAAAATATGTCGGTGTAATCAGCATCGGTACGTTTGAAAACGCAACTGGCGGTGCTAGCTATAAGCCAAGCCAATTCATAAGAAGCCGTAAACTAACAAAAGCACGGAATGCCAACACTAAAGATGCATTTTATTTGTAATTTATCAGAGAGCTGTTATTGTTGCCCCGCTGTTAAAGCAAGAAGCACATAAAAAAGATTGACTCATAATTGCCTCCGCACCAGGAGGCTTTTTTTTTGCCTGCTTATCATCGGTAATTTTGAATTCATTATTCTCAGTTAGTGCATAAGGCCCTTACTGTTAGTCAACGAATTATCTAATAACACTTATCTGAGAAGTAGCTAAAGCCGTTGATAATACTTATACATAAAACAAATTTATCTCTCTGGAAACACTTCAAAAGATAGCTAATAGTTATAACGTTAGACTATGTGTGGCCATTGGCCCCCTTCTGGTGTTTCAACAGAGGTTTCACCAGAAGGGCTAATTTTCTGCAACTACTTAACCGCTTTATACCAGGCCTGCCAGCGGTATTTATCGAGCCGTAACTGGCGCAGGCACTCCATCGTTTCAACATCCGACTGCAGGTCTTCATCGCTATTCGTTCCAGCATCACTTGCCTTGCACGGCTCCTGCATCAAATCCGCTGATGGAGTTGGCAGCGTCGATAGCTCGTTGGCGCAGCCGGACAGACTCATCATTAAAATCACAGCGGGTACGATTCGGATTCTGAACATATTTCACCACGTCGCGGGTTATGGTTCTGTAAATGACTTTGCCCTCACTTGTTGCCTGCGCTGCTTTCTGCTCGCCCGACTGGACTGCTTTAGCCGCCTTGTCTTTCTTTTTAGCCGCCAGCGCATTGATATGGTCAGCATGCGCACTCCAGCCAGAACGCCAGGACAGTAAGCCGGTAAGCGCGCAAAGTGAGGCGCAGAGTATAAGCACATAGCGAAGCTTCATTTCTGGCTCCAGGTGCAGACTTCCCGCTCTATCTCGCGGCGATTTACCAGCCCCTTCCACTGTTTACCGCCTGCATACGTCCACCGACGCAGCTGATCGCACGCACCCTTGTTGTCACCCTTGTTGATGAGGGTAAGCAGGGTGGATGTACGAAAACTGGTAGCACCGACGTTATAAGCAAAAGAGTAAAGCGCTGCGCGCATCGTTTCGGGAATTGGGCGCTGGATATAGGGATTAATCTGCCGTGCCACCTTGTTAAGGTCAGTGCTCAGCAGCGCCCGGCATTCTGCCTCGGAATAAGTCTTACCGAGCATAATGTCCTTGCCGGTGTGCCCGTAACATACCGTCCAGACGCCTACGACATCCTGGTATGGCTTATGGCGCGCACCTTCCAGCCCATCATTACCGGACAGCATGGCTGTTGCTATCGCAATAGCGCCACCGCCACCAGCAATCGCGCCGATAATGCGGTTTCTCAGCGTGGGAGACATTGCCATGCTATTTCTCCTGCGGCTGCATTACCGCGTTGATGTCCTGAACTATCTTCGCGGCTTCCGGAATGCTGTTTACATCGCCCCGGGCATAAGCGGTTTTGAGTATGTCGGTGCGCTTGCGCTCCTCCTCAATAACCGCCAGGTTGCGCTTGTTGTTGGAGCGATACGTCAGCCAGGTAAATAACGCGGTGACAATTGCCCCCAGGGCGAAAAGCACATCCTGAAGAGTCAACATGGCGAAGAATCCTGTTATGGCTGACCAGAAATAAGACCAGAATCCGTTTTGGGTATTCATACGTAGCAT